GAGCATTGGTACGCCGTGCTTGATAGAAGCCGATGTGCCAATAGCTAGCCTTGAGATTCACAGCTTTCTTGACAATCATGTCATAAGACAATTCCTCATCAACCGTGGTCTCGAAACCAGTGAGTCAGTTGACCATGAGGACCGCGCGAAATATCCTCTCCCCGTATCCAATATCCGGAGAATCATCCAGTTTCCGGAACCGGAGTTTGTTACTCTGACCGATTGCGATGACTGGACGCCGCCACTAAGTTAGTCTGGAAGAGGCATTCCCCGGGGAATTCAGTGTTTGTCAGCCAATCTGGCTCGCTACTCGGAATCGCTACCGAGAACTCTGTGCACCCGCATCTCCAACCTTGATCTGCTCCTGCCGCTCGGCTTCGATCAGTTCCAGCACCCGGAATTCCTCCTCCGTGATATCCGCCAGCGTGATCGTAAGCCCGATGCTCTTCGCGTTCAGAAGGCGGAAACACCGCCGAACCAGAGCGCCATTCGGCGTGTCCATCGCTTCTTCGAGGAGGTTCTTAGGACAGCCGGGCCCGTGGCTGACGTCAATGGCCTTCCAGTCAGCGCGACAAGCGGGACAGCCATCCAATTCGGTCTGCGCGGAGTACCCGCACCGTCGGCAGCGGAAGACGCGGTCGGGGCATTCTTCGTCAGGCCCACACAGCCCGCTCTGGTGTAACACCGACCGGATTAGGAATCGAACGCCCGGCTCTTCCGGCCAGTCGCCGGGCGCGGCTATTCCGGGTCTTCGTCGGCCTCGATCGCCAGTTGCGCGATGACTTCGGACACCGCCGCCGACTTGTGGACGATGGGCACGGCGCCGGCATAGCCGTCATGCGAGATGTGCAGCTTGTCGTAAAGGGCGCCGCTCGGCTCCAAGAACGCGCGCGTCTCAATGGACCGCCGCGCCGCGACCACGCTGGTCGAAGCCCGCTCGTGGTCCTGCATCTCCTTGGCGGTCGGCATGCGGAGCACGTGAACCACGCGGGTACCGGGGACTTTCATCTCGATCCGGTAGTTGATCCCTTCACGCTCGACGTTGGCCACGGCGCACCGCTCGATGCGGCCGATCACGATGCCGGCCTCGGCATCATCGAAGGCCGGGCCGTCCTTGTCGGTACGGATCTTGGCGAACAGTTCCGCGTTGATCTTGGGCAGCTCCACGTCCTCGCTCTGCGACTTTCCACGCCCCAGAAAATGGCGCACGGTGCGCTGCGCACGGGCCCAGACGCACCACTCCTCGTCCGAGGGGAATCGCACCTCGCAGCTCTTTTCGCCGCCCGAAAGGATCGGCACCACAAACGGCTTTGTCGCGTCAAACATTTGAATCTCCTATTGGCAGATGCCCTGTAGCGGCGTGGTGACGGTCATCGTCACCATCCCGTTGGTGGGGTCGTAAAGCTGCACGCCGGTGATCTGGAGGGTCACAATACCATCCGTGTTTCCGAGTTCGGCGACGTTGAAGCCCATCTTCTGGATGAGCATCGTGAACGAGTTGTTGACGTCGCGGGTCATGGTGAACGTGGCAGTCCCGGTGGTCAGGTTGATCAAGTTCGCGTACTCGGTCGATCCCGCCTGCACGCGCACTACAAACTGCACCGCGAAAGCCCGATCACCCCACTCGAAACGCCCCTGGATCTGGTAGCCATCCTGAGCTCCCGAGCCAGGGAAGAAGCCGGGCCGGAAGTTGTTCTCCCAGGAAGCTTCCATCGACACGAACTGCTTGGCACTGCCGCCGGTAAGATAGTTGATGCCGTTGAACGTCAGGGCGCTGATCATGCCAGCATTGAATTCATGCGGCGTGGAGATGGCCGGCAGCGTGATGCCGCTGGGCGAAGTGTACTGGCCGGTGGTGACGCACTCCACCGAGCACATCGCACTGGCGCGGCCTGGAGAGTTCTTGATGGAGAGCTTCCAGCCCTTGACGGCGCAGCCCACCAGCATTTCGTCCAACACCGCCGACCCGCCGGGCCGGATCTGTTGCACGAACGAGAAGTAGGGCAGCTCCAGGCCGGTCGGGTTCGTCGCTCCAAGGGCCGGAACGATGGTGTAAACGTACGGACCGCTACCGCTCACAACGACGTTGCCCATGGAGAAGGACAGCGCCCACGCGAGGAACTCCGACGAGGCGTACTTCGAGAGCTCGTAGGCCGGCATGTTGTAATGCGACTTGAAGAGCTGCGTCGGAAACTCGTGGCCTTTGCCGATTTCCGCCCGGTCATCCTCGTTCACGGGGACTTTCGCCCACGGTTTGGTATTGAGATTCGTGTGACGCCAGATGGTCGCCACCAAGTTGGCCGTTCCAATGGCGGTCTGTTTGCCGAATCCCCAACCGTTCAGCAATTCACTGATGTTCGCCATGCTGCTTTTCCTCCTCAGCCACAACTGCCGGCTTCTGTTCAGCCGCCGGCGCGGGAACCTGATGCCACCCGGTGCTCATGAAGGGTGAAAGTGCTTCCGCGGTCGCCTCGACTTCCTTGATCTCGTCGCCTTGGGGCGATTTCATAAAAACCAGGTCTGCCATTTCCTCCCCTTTTCCGAAAACTACGGGTTGTAAGATTCGATCAGCCGCACCGGTACCTCGAAATACTCGAAAGTGGCTCCGTCCGGGCTGATCACGACCGTGTTGCGGCGCGCCGACGGCAGGTAGAAGTCCATCGGTTCGCAGTTCGGATCGACGGCAGTGTGCAGCATCCGGAGGCTGCTGCCCGCCGGCACGTCGTTAACGATCCAGTTGAAGAGATCCTCGTAACCGACATCGGGCTCTTCCGGTGCGCGCAGGTATAACGAGAAATCGTGCACAAATACGAGCGCATTGCCGAGTCTGCCTGGCCCGGTGCCCTGCCACGCGATCATGATCGAACCGGGCGGCATCGACAAGATAGCCAAGCGGATGTTGTTCTGCGTCGGCTGGCCGAAAACGGTGGTGTTCTCGGTGTAGAACTGGATGTAACTGGCATCCCCGCCGAGGGCATCCACCAGGTTCGGCAGAGCCTGGAGCGCCGTCACCCACTCGGCCAGGATCGTTTTCGGGTTAGTCATCGGAATTCTGCCCGGCCCGCGCCATCAGCGAAAGCTCGACAAGCCCGTACGGGTCCGGCTGGCGCACTGTGGTCACCACGAACTGCGATCCCCACGCCGTCACCCAATCACCGCGCTGCGGGAAGCTCGCAAGGTCGGGGGGATTGACAGAGATCTCTTCGACGTTCGCCAGTGCACCGGACTCCTCGCGCACGCGTGCGTGACGGATGGCGGTGATGGTCACCGGATCGCCAACCGCCGCGCCAGCCTGAGCGGATTGATACACCACCGGCTCGCCGAACGTCTGCTGCATGACCGCGTTCGCCGCTGCGTCGATGGTGGGCCAATCGGACATATATAAGGATGCGGCGGCGCGGCGGCCGCGCTTAGTTGAGCGTGATGATCGAGTAGAACACCGTGACGACCATGGTGCCGTTGCCGGTGGCGAAGGCGCCAGTGGCGTTGACGATGTCGATGCCGGTCGCCGATGGCGGCTGGATGACGCCCGTGGGCGGCGGCACCACGTTCTCGCTCGCGGCCGCGCTGGTGACGGTCGCCGCGGGGATGGTGGACGAGTGTGGCACCACGCCGGTCCCGTGGTACTGGAACGACACCGCACCGCCGCCGGTGAACTGCGTGGCGCCGGGCTTCATCTGCACGATGAACTGATCCACCACGAGTACCTGTCCGGCCGCGGGCGCCGGCAAGATGCTGACCGCCGTTCCGAACATGGCCATGATTTGCGCCGCAGTGAGCGTCACCACGGTTTTCTGAATCAGGGACGGGTCGGTGTCCGCCGCCTGCACCGGCCCGAAGCCGAGCGGGTTGAGCCGGACGCGAACGGTCGCGTCGCCAGTCAGGCCGCCCGGCGCATTCACACCGCTCGCCTGGCTGAGCACCGCATAGCCGATCTCCTTGTTCGAGACGCCGGCCGCCGTCAGCGGACTGGACGTGGCCTGCAGTGCCGTGTTGTTCCAGAAGACTTTGTCTCCGGGGTTAAACGTGCTCGCGTCTTTCGCCAGATCGAACACGCCCTCCACCACCAACTCGCTCGAGTCGCCAATGTTCTGACTGTTGACCGTCACGCCGAAGATGTTGCCGACCTGGCAACCGCCGCCGCTGAGCAGCGCGTAGGGCGCAACAACCGTGAGGGTTTGACCTTTTTGAACGTAATTCTGCATCGGTTTCTCTCCTGTTCCTTATGCCCGCCGCGCCCTACTGGCCGGCGTTCTTCTGAAGCCCGCGATAGTCGAGAGCCGCCGCGCCGAAATCCATGCGCGCCTTGATCTCGACGCCATCCACCTCGAAGCCCTGCTTGGTTTCGATGTACACGCCCTGCTGCCCTTCCAGGTAGCAGTACTCCACGGTGTCGATCTGCGCCGGGTCCGCGATCAGATACCATCCTGTGGTTCCATTCGTGGCGGCATCGAGACGCGGTTCGACCACCGGGATCAGGCTGCGCACCCACTCCGGCACGACCTTGGTCGCATCCGCCGAAGCGATGTTGATCGGGTACACGAGCTGGAGCATGTAAGTCTCCAGCGCCGTCGGCACGGCGATGAACCGCGGAATGAGATTCAGCGGAGTGCCCTGCGGTCCCTTCTGCAGGCGCATGGCACCGCGTCCTTTGCCGAGTGCGGTCAGCGGAGCGGAGTTGGCAACGGTGGAATCGATGGCGCTGGCCACGCCGGTCAGCAAGTTACTGTGATTGGCATGGAAGAGCGCGGTGGAGTTCTTGTCGCCCGCATACACCGCTGCCGGATTCGACGTGATGATGCCCCAGACGGTATTCGATTCCAGCTGCGCAGCCGCCACGCCGAGCAGTGCCGGGACCCGGGTGAACGCCTGAAGGTCGTCATTGATGATGACCTTGCGCGTCAGCGCCACGATCTCGCCGTACGTGCCGAGTGCGTAGTTGATGTTGTTGTCGGTCAGGTTGGCGCGGTGGTACTCGCCCTTCTCATTCAGCGCCTGTAAGACGGGCGCATCGGCGAGCATCACACGGTTGATGGGCTTGAAGTCCTGTGCCGTCACCTGCCGGCAGAACGGCTGGAAGGTGCGCGGATAGGCCTCATAGCCCTGGCGCAGGGTCTTGTTGGCGACGTTGGCCAGGATCGCCGGGAAGTCCGCGGTCGATTCTGCGCCGCCCGCGAAGAACTCCCGTCCCCGCGAGGATCCCTGGAGTGCCATCTCCGCAATCCGCGTCACATCCATCCCGCGAGGGTTGGTGCCGCGCAGTTCCAAGGCTTCCTTCGCCATGTCGATGAGCTTGAAATTGCGGTACTCGCGCGCCATCTCGACGGCGCGGCGCTGCTGCTCGGGGCCGTAGCCATCGAGATATTCCCCGGTTTCGTTGCCGTTGTGGTCCCTGCGCCGCGCCAGGAAGAACCGCCCATCCGCACGCAGCAACAGAGCCATCTGCATGCAGGCAAGGCGCTGCTCCATGCCGTCGCGGGTTACCGAAGTGCCGCCCTCCCCGCGAATCGGGAATGCCGGGCCCTCTGCGCCCGGGCGCGTCGGGACTCCCTGTTGGCCCTTGGTCGCGAGATGGGCAAACAGTTCCTTCCGTGCCTGATCGACGGGCACGCCCTTGGCGATGAACTCGCTGATGACGGTCTCGTCGATCCCGTATTTGATTGCGGTCGCGCCCAGCGTTTGGATTTCGCTGACGCGCTCCCGTTCGGCCTGGACCGCCTCTTCACGCGCGGCGGCCAGGGCCTGATCGTTCACAGTACGGGCATCCGCGCCCGTGTCCTGCGTGGTCGTCTGTTCCATTGCAGGTTTCTCCTTTTGTGGGCTGATTGCCCGTACTGAGTCGTTGGGTTGTGCGCTCAGAAAGCACGTATTGAAATCGGCCGGCACCGTGCAAGGCGAAATCTCGAACGGCTCCCAGTCGGTGGCCTTGAACATGCCGATTTCTTTATCGTTCAGGTAGGGCGGTTTGCCCTCCGGTATTCCTTCAGTCTGCGCATCCACCTTTTCGCGTTTGTACACGAAGGTTCCGAAGCTGAGGTTTTGCAGGATGCCGGTGCTGGCTTTGCGGAACATCTCGGCGCCATCCGGATCGCCCAGATCGAATTGCAGCGTAGCCATGCCCTTATCGCCGTTGGGCCAGGCGCGGCGCACCACGCCCAACTGGGCGCGCGTGCCGACCTTGCCCGCCATGAGGGACTTGAAATCGTCGCCAGTGAAATGGGTGTCGAACACCGGCGCGCCGTTGTTCAGCCGGTCGAAGCGGCAGCCCTGCATGTCGAGCTGGAGCATGTAGGGTTCGCCTGTCGCGCGGTCAACCCTTGGGACGGAGGCCCCGCTATACCAGACCACATCGATGGTGCCGTCCTTGGCGTTGGCCGTGCTCGGCAGCACCTGTGCATCGGCGGCGAAGACTTCGGCGTCGCACTGCGCGGGCGGCGGCTCGCCGGTACCCGCAAAGGATATTTCGGTTCGTAGAAGTGGCATCGTGCCTCCTAATCCTTCACCGCGCTGACGGCGATGTAGTCGTTTTCTCCCAGCTTTTTCAACTGGTAGAGTTGCTTCTGCAACCACGCGACATGGCCCTTGAACTTGTCGTCGCCTTCGCGATGCCACTTCACCAGATGCTGGTAGAAGTGGAAGTTCGACATGTCGCCGGCGTCGTAGCACTGTTTGCAGAGATCGGTGAACCGCGCGATGGCGGCCTGCTCGGCGGCAAAGGCATCGTTCAAAATCTCGGTGACGCTATCGTGGGTCGCGGCGGGCTTCAGCTCAATCGTGGGTGCGCCCTCCAGAAACAGCGCGCGGCTCACCAGACATTTCATGTGGTCCTCGCACTGCTCCCTCATCTGCTTCAGGCCATCGGCCAGATCCAGACCCAGGCGCTTCACGTCACGCTGGTCGAGAAGATACTGAAGCATCATGGAGCCTTCCATGTTGGCGGCCTCCTGAAGCCCAGCGATTACCTGTGGGTTTCCTTTCACAAACGTCCTTCCTTGTGGTTGAGTCTTTAGCCGCGGTAAAGCCGTGAGGCCGTTTCGAAACCGCTGCCGGCGCGCGACATGCCGGCGACGAGCAGATCCTTGACCATGCCCAGGTCCTCTTCCGAGAGCGCCGCGAAGCCCTGGCCCTTGGACTTGGTGGGGGCCGCTTTGCTGCTCGGGGTTCGCTCCTCCGTTGCCGCCGGCTGCTCCTGGCCACGGAGCGTCGTGTTGCGCGGGTCCGAATCCAGGATGATTTCAAATTTATCCACCAGCTTGTTGAACAGCGCAATCTGCTGAAGCTGGGTGGGAGGGTCGTAACCGTTCTCCAGCACGGCCTCGAACCAGGTCTTGCGGCCCATGCGGACATCTTTCAATACACCCTCTGCGTCCTTCACCGGATCCACCGATTCGAACCGTGGCGCGGTCCACTGCACACTGCGCAGTCCGATCTTCGGGTCGTTGGCCGCGGATTTCGGAATCTTGCCCTGCATAATCAGCGTGTCGACGAACCGCCGCCACACAGGCATCGCGAATAACGGAATCAAGGTGAGCCAGCGAAAAGCTTCCACGGTGTTGCGAAAACCCAACATGCCGCCGCGCCAGGAAGAGTAGTTCACCTGCGACATGTCGCCCGTGCCGAGTTCGTAGGGCAAGCCAATGCCTGCCATGATCCCCTGCAACTCGGTCATTTTGTACTCGCGGTACCCGCCCGCCGGCGGCGGATTGTTGAACTTGATGTCCTGGCCGGGCTTCAGATATTCGACCATGCCCGGCTGGAAGCTCTCGACCGGCAGCCCGCTCGATGGATCGGTTCCCGCGATGCCGAGTGGATCGCCGTCGACGCCTTCCGGTTGTTGGACGAACGCCGTAACACAGGCTTCCACCTTCTTGCGCACGCGCTCCGCATCGCAGTAATCGTCGAGATCCCGGAGCGCCATCATCACGGGCGCGAGCCACGGCACGCCGCGCACCTGGCCGGGCCGGAGCACGCGGTAAACGTGCATGATCTGGTCGGCCGGAACCGGCTGGCTCACTATGCCGCCGCGCGGGTTGAGGATCAGCACGCCGCCGGGATGGTAACTGAACAGCCAGTACGCGACGCGGCGTCCCATCTCGTCGAACTGCACGCCCTCCATCACGTGGCCGTTGACCAGGCCCATCGTACGGGCCTGATCGAGGAAATCGGATTCGAGCATTTGAAGCTGAAGCGGAATGCGCAGACCTTCGTCCGAAGGACGCGGCCTGAAACGGACAATCGCTTCTCCCGATTCCGCCATAGTGCGGACGGTCAACGTCTGCATGCCATAGAAATCGAGGCGTTGCGGCGTGTCGCATCCGTCTGCGAAGAACGGCCACTCGGCATCAATGATCTTGTCGATGGCGGTGTTGCCGGTCTTGGCCTTCGGCACTATCCCAGTTCCAACCACATTCCCGGCCAGTTCCTCCACCGCGCGCGCCGCATAGGGATTGTTGCGAATGAGATCGCGGCTGCGGTTGCGGAGCCAGATGAGCGACCCCATCAGCTCGACATTGGCGTCGGTCGAGGCGGCGTACCAGCCATGGGCGCGGCGGCCGGCGCTGGCGCCTTCGTACCGGAACCGCTGCGCGTGCCGCTCCAGATAGCCCGTGGTCAATTCGAGCGCGACGCGACTACGCACACGCTGCAACGCAACGCGCGGCGCTACGATGCTGATGGCCTTGTCGAGAAGATTCATTCCGTTACCAGCGGTCGTCCAGCGTTGGGCCTGTGGGACCGTCGCCGCGCTGGTGCTGCGCGAACCGGACGCGGCTTCCGGTCTGTCCGCTGGTCTTGCGGATATCCTCTTCGATGGTGGCCTTCGCCTTCAGAAGCTCGTCCGTCGAGCGGTAAGTCACCTCGCGCCCATCCGGGAAGCGGACTTTGAGCGTGGGGCCTCCGATGGCCTGGGTGACCGCATCCAGGTTCAATTGCAACTGCTGAACGGTCAGTGCCATATCAATTTCTTCCAAACCAGTTGCGGCGCGGTATCCATGGGTCTTCCCCGCGCTCGGCGGGCGGCTCGGCACTGGCCGGCTTTGGCACCGCCGGAATGTTCGACGGCGTCTCCCCGCGCCGCGTCTGCACCATCCGCGCGAAGCGGTCGCAATGCACCGGCAGTTTCAAGCCGCTGGCGTACAGCGCGTGCAACGCCGCGTACGCGAGGACCCGGGCGTCCAACCCTTCGTTGCGGGCGTTGGCCGGCTTCCGCCATTCCTGTTTCGGAAACCCGTTGTGGTACCGCGTGAACTTCCGCTCGGCGGTCAACTGCTCGAAATACTCGAGGTCCCGCCCGATCGGGAAGTGGCAATAGCCCGGCCCCACGTCCCGGAGCTTCAGCCGGTCGTAGATCGCCGTCTTCGCCGCATCCACGCCAATCATGAAGAACGGCGTCTGGTTCTTCCGGCTCGGCTTGCGCGGCCAGATCGGCGACTCGCCCGCGCGCCCCTTCGTAGCGTACACACGGCGGTTGTAGCGGTCGCGTGTGAAATGCAAAACGGTGGCATCCTTAAACCCGCAGTCGATGCACGTCGCGACGATCCGCATGGGCAGCCCGGACGCATGCAGGTATTCGGAGAGCAGCAGGCCTTCCAAGTGCTCCCAGACCTCGTTGCGGGTCACGTCGCCGGGGATCACGTGATAGGCAATCGACCACGATTCTTCATCGCGTCCCCACCCAACGATTTCCATCTCCAACCGGTCTGCCTGCACGTCGACGCCAGCCGTGATCAGCGCGACTCCTTCCGGTGCTTCGGCTTCAAAAGGCTCGCACCGGTTCCACAATGCATGAGCATCCGTCGCTACTTCGTGGGTCTCCTCCCACAACTCAGCGAGCACCGTGTTCAGAAAGGCTTTCAGCGTCTCAGGCGATTTCTTCGCCGCCAGGAACTCCACCGCGATCTCCCCCCAGGATTTCTTTGGCGAGATCAACTGCGAGACGCGAAAGCCAGGAATCGGCGACGACGGGTTCGCCGCGCGGTACTCGCCGCGCTCCACCATCTCGGCTTTCAAGCGGTGAGGAATCAACTCGCTGCACTCGGCGCAGCGGTACGCCGCGTCTTCCGGCCTCCCCTCCGGCCACACCACGCCCGGCCCCGTGCCGTCGCCGAACGCGAGTACCTGGAAGCACCCGCACTGTGGGCAGGGCACGAAGTAATCCCGCTGGTCGCTCTCGCGCCACGCCAACTCGATGCGGCTGACGCCCTTGATCGTCGGCGTGGACGCCATGACGATCTTCTTGTTGTGGGCGAACTCCGCGGTGCGCTGAATAGCCAGCGATACCGGGTCGCCCTCAGTGCCCGCGCTCGCCGGGTAACGGTCCACCTCATCCAGCAGCGCGTAGCGGATCGGCCGCATGGCCAGGCCCGAGGGCGAGATCGCTCCGGTCAGCGTGATCTGCCCTGCGCCATTTGCGAGGACCTTGTGTAGCGTCGTGTTGCTCGAATCGCGCGACTTGACGGGCGCAATCTTCCCACGGAGTGCGGGCGTCGCACGAAACATGGGCGCCACCCGATCCTTTGAGAGCGCCTTCGCATCCTCCGTGCGCGGCTCGACGACCAGCACAGGCCCTGGATCTACATCAGCGATGAAGCCGATGAAGTTGAGAAGCACTTCCGTCTTGAGAATTTGCGCTCCCGATAGCACAACGACCTGGCGGCAGGGATGGCTGGGGCTGAGCACATCCATCGGCTCCCGCTGGTACGGCCGCGTGCGCCACTGGCCCCGTTCGGCCGCCGCGCCGCCGGTCAGGACGCGGTTCTCATCCGCCCACTGCGAGACGGTAATGTCACGCGGCGGCAGCATGGCCGCGGCGCCAACTTCGTGTATGGAGAACGGTTGCATTTACAGGCCCGCGTCCGCGATGGCTTTGCTCACCTTGCGCAGCACGGCCTCATCGTCGTTTTTCAGTAGCCGATGGATGGCTTTCTCGTCGTTGACGGCGGCCAGCATGGGCGCCAAACGGTCGGCACGCGCCTGGAGGTGGTCCTTCACGATGGCAGAGAAACTCGCGGCGTACTCCGAGGCGCGCACCGCCTGGATCAGTTTGCCGGCGCGCTCCTCATATTCCAACTGCGCCGTTCGCGCCTCGAAGCTCGTTTTGACCGCTCGGGCGCGCAGGTATTGAGCGACCGGATCGCCCGTCGCTGTCGGCGGTTCGGGCATCTGGGAAACCCGTTCCTTCGGTGCTGCGGCCGCCGTTCGATTGACCGTCTGGCCGGCGAAGGTGTTCTTGGCCCATTCCTGGTTGGCGCGCTCCGGATCGATAGTCCCGTCCGGCAGCGTCGTGATGCGCTTGGTGGCGATGGCCTTCTGTACGGCGGTGAGACTGCAACCGCGCATCCGCGCGTATGCCCGGAGAGAAATGCCCATCATCGCCATACGTTCGCCTAGTGAATCTTTCTTTGGAAAAGTCGAACTTCAGAGTTGCTATTCGTCGCGACTGAAGTGATGTATGTGTTCGATGCCACGCACCACCAAGACCACCAAACAAACCGCCGCCGCCTGCTACGCCGAACGCCACGCCGAGTGCCAGGACCTGCTGAAGCGCATCGCCAGCCGTCTGGAGCAACACCAGAAGGACCAGACTCAGGAACCCGCCAACTGGGGGTATGCCGGCGACCTCGGCCGCGTCACCGAGGAACTGGCCTACGTCCTCGCCAGCCTGGGCGACCGCAGCGCGGTGGACCGGAAAGGACTGGAGTACTGACCATGCAGAAACACAACGTACAAATCGGCACGACCTACATCGTGAAGGTCAGCGGCACGCTGGCCAAGGTTCGCATCACGCGCGAGCACCCACGCGGCGGATGGTACGGCACCAACCTCGCCACTGGCCGCGAGATCCGCATCCGCACAGCCGCCCGCCTCCGCTCGGAGGTGAAGCCCGCTGGAGGAGAGTGCCCCGAGCAAATCCGCAACCCGCGCCTGCCGGGCTTCAGCGCCGACGAATTGCGCCGCGTTGTGGAACGGGCCAAGGCCGAGATTCTCGCGGACGTCGCCGCCGGAACCGTCCCCAGCACTTGCGCCTCCTTCAGCGAACTGCACGACTACACGGACGCCAACGGCTACGGCGGGGCGTTTGAGCGTCCCTTCGACAACAACGAGACGGACTTCTGGAACGCTGTCCAGGATGCCGTTGACGCATGGATCAAGCAGGGAGGCTTGCAACGCCTCACTGACGACGAGGCGCGCCGGATCGCCGACGAGATCGAATTCTGAAACAGGAGACCACCATGACGACTTTCACCATTGACACCGACAACAACATCACTGCCTTCGCCGCCGCCGAGCAGATTCCAGAAGGCCAAGATCGTTTCACCAGCGAAAAGGAGTTCGCCAAGCTCTCCGCCGACTGGCCCATCACGCGGTTCGTCGAAGTCTGGAACGCCTTCGCCGGCGCGCCGCCCTTCGGCGAGTTGAAGCCGGTCAAGAAGTTCACGGACCGCAAGACGGCGGTCGCGCGAATCTGGAAGGCCATCCAGGCACTGACGCCCACCCCCGCGCCACAGGCCGCCCCGGTTGCGCCGAAGAAGGCGAAGGCGACCAAGGCGGCCACTGCGGAGGACGCCACGCCCACGCCGCGCGACGGCAGCAAGAAGGCCATCGTCCTCGACATGCTGAAGCGCCCGGACGGCGCTACGCTCGCCGACATCATGTCTGCTACCGATTGGCAGGCACATAGCGTCCGCGGCTTCATCTCCGGCAGCCTCGGAAAGAAGATGGGCCTCACCGTCGAATCCTTCAAGCGCTCCGATGGGGTCCGTGCTTACAAGGTCGCGCAGTAACAGCCCCACACCGAAACGCGCCGCCGGTCTAATCGCCGGCGGCGTTTCTGTTCTTCAGATCCTCGGCGATGGCGGCGAATCTTTCGTGGACCAACTGCTCCCGGAGTTGGCATTCCCCCGCGCGGACATAGGTTCCATTGATCCGCGCAATGATGCGATTCTCCAACTCGGCCAACTCCCTACGCACCTCGGCCAGCAGCGCGCGATTCTGAAGGCTGACATAGGTCGCGATCAGTCCGGACACCAGCCCGGTTACGGGGATCAGAATCTGAAATAGATGATCGTTCACGTTCCCTCTCCAGTATGCGTAGCTCGGCGTGCCAGTCCGAGAGTGCCAAACACAGGCCGTGTAGATCCTTGTGACCGCCACGCAGCAACGCTTCGACGGCGGCGATCTCCGCGCGGCACCGCGCCATCTCACGTTGGAGATCCGGCGCCGCGGCTCTCACTTCGTCGTTGCAGGCGGCGGCTTCGGCGGGCATTTGTGGCCCGTCTTCGCAAGGCATCCGATCTGGTGACCCACCTTCTTCACGCCATGCACGGTCTTCTGGGCTCCGATTACGACCAGAGCGACCGCCATCTCGGCCACTATGATTCCAGGGGTTGGCATTGATCCTCCTCACTTGATTTGCGCGGTTCCGCGAACGCGCGCCCATCCTCTGCGTGCCGCGCCTGCTTCCCGCTGAACCCCTGCCACCTGGTGACAATCACATCGCAGTACTTCGGGTCCAACTCAATCACGCGCGCCTGGCGGCCGGACTTCTCGCACGCGATCAGCGTCGTGCCGGAACCCCCGAACGGATCGAGCACGGTATCGCGGCCCTTGCTGCTGTTCCTGATGGCGCGCTCCACCAGTTCCACAGGCTTCATCGTCGGGTGAAGATCGTTCACCGAAGGCTTCTTGATGAACCAGACGTCACCCTGATCGCGGGCGCCGCACCAGAAATGATCCGTGCCTTCCTTCCACCCATAGAGGATCGGTTCGTACTGGCGTTGATAATCGGAACGTCCCATCGTGAAGGTGTTCTTCGCCCACACGATGAAGGTGGACCAGTGCCCTCCCGCCTCGCGGAACACCCGCTGCAGCGTGTGGATCTCCGACGACGACATGCAGATGTAGATCGCGCCCTTGGTCACCGCCAACAGGTTCGTGCAGGAGTCCCGCAGGAACTGCTCGAAGCCATCGCCCAGATTGTCGTTGGCGATCCTGCGATTCTTCTTGCGGAGCTTGTCCTTCATCGTCGCGCCGTAGTTCACGTTGTACGGTGGATCGGTGAAGGCCATGTCAGCCAAGCCGCCGGCCATGACCTTCTCCACGGATTCCATCTGCGTGCTGTCGCCGCAAAGCAGGCGGTGCTCACCCAGAACCCACACGTCGCCAGGGACCGTGACCGCAGTCTCCGGCGTCTCCGGGGCTGCATCGTCGTCGGTGTTCCCGGCGCGCTCCTCTTCCGGCTCCTGAAGCAGCGCTTCAATTTCCTCATCGCTGAAGCCGACGATGTCCAGATTGAAGCCGTCCACCTGGAGCGACTCCAGTTCGACGCGCAACATCTCCTCGTCCCATCCGGCATTCATCGCCAGACGATTGTCCGCGATGACCAGCGCGCGGCGCTGTGTTTCGGAGAGGTGGTCGAGGACGATGACCGGGACTTCGGTCATCCCGAGTTTCCGGGCGGCAAGCAGGCGCGCGTGCCCGGCGATGATCACTCCGTCCGCGCCGACCAGGATTGGATTCGTCCACCCGAACTCGACGATGCTGGCGGCGACCTGCGCGACCTGCTCCTCCGAATGCGTCCTCGCATTGCGGATATAGGGAATCAGGCGGTCGACCCGCCATCGCTCTACGAGAAGATCGCGCAAGGCACGCTCTGGTGTCACGGAACGTTCCTGACTCGTGGTCGTATCTTGCGCGGTCTTCATGTGGATGGGGAGTTACGCGGTCTTGGCGAGGTGGGCGCCGAGAGCGGACGCCACAGCCTGCTGGTGAGTCGCCGGAGTCTGGCCGGCGGTGAAAGCGGCTTCGATGGCCTGAACGAGTGCCACCACCTCCTGCGTCAACTGAATGCCGGAGGGAGCCACGCTGAGAATCGTTTGAATGATTTGCAAAAAGTTCATCGACTTGTCCTTTCTGGTCCACACGAGACGGCCCTTGGAGGCGGCCACGGAGCCGAAGCGTCCGCAACCGCCCCGGTAGGGATCTCCCGTATGGGGAGATCTACGCCGCCTTGGGCTGCGTCTGGGAAGGGGTGGAGGCACCACCCGAAGCGGTCACCACCACCGGCACAAGCGCCGCGATGGTCTGCGAGATGGCGGCGGCCAGAGCGCTCGCGATCACCGGCGTCAGTGAGGTGAACAGGTTCGCGACGTTAGCGGTGACGGCTTCGGCGCTCACCGCTTCGCCAGCTCCGGCGGCGGCGACGGCGCCCTTGGTAGTCTCGCTGGCCGCCGTGCCGGCGGGCGATACCGTTTGCTGGCCCTCGGTCGTGCCCACCTGGCCGGACAACACAATGCCGGCGTTGATGGCGTGATCGATCGTCGCCGCGTTTTGCGCGCGCCGGCTGGCGGTCTGCGCCAGATCCAGCGATACGGCTTCCCACGCGCGCTGCCGCGCCAGGGTTTCGCGCCGGTTGTCGAGCTCTTCGTCGAAGAGCAGCTTGATGTTTTCGGCGCCGCCCAGCAAGCTCGGCTGGTGGGTGACACAGGGGGAAAGATTGGGATTGGTTTCGGCCATACGGGAAAAGTCCTTTCGGTTGGAGTTGCGGTTTGGGTCATGCAGCCCGGATCGCCGGGCCGCTCAAAAAAGAGAGATCAGGATGTCTTCTTAGGTCCGTAGAACGGATTCGGACCGCGATGTTTGATGGCCAGCGAGTCCTGTTGCTTGGGGTTCAAAGCCTGATCGACGGGCACGCCGCGCGACTCGGCTGCCGTAGCGAATGTTTCCCCCGTCTCCGCGAGCATTGCCGTCTCACCAGTCAGGTTCATGATCCGGCGCAGGATCACGTCGCAGTAGGCTGGGCTGATCTCACAGCCATACCCAACGCGTTCCAACAACGCCGCGGCGGCCATCGTGGTTCCAGACCCCATGAATGGATCGAACACCACGTCGCCGGCATCGCTGAACGCCAGCAGGAAGAACTCGACGAGCGGGCGTGGGAACGGAGCGGAGTGCGATCCCTGACCGGACTCCGTGCGGACCTCGATCACGTTGGAAGGCCGCGCGACGCCCGCGTGCCGGCCTTCGGAATCATCGGACAGGCTGCTCCGGCTGCGTTGCCACGCGCTCTGGTTCTTTCCCCCGTCGGCTGCTGCGCCGCGCGGCCCCGTGCCCAGCAAGCCGCTGCCGGAAGTCGATTTCGGGTTGTTCGGGTTGTAGTCGAAGCAATCCTCCGACTCGTGCCCGACCGCCTTGGGCCGGAATTTGATCTGCTGCTGCCGGCAGAAATGGTAAATGGGCTCGAATGCGTTCTTAAATCGATTTCCCCAGCCGCCCGGCACGCCGTTGTCGGTCTTGCGCCAACAGAACTCGTCGACGAAGCGCCAGCCCCATTGCCGCCGGTGCGCCAGCACCAGATCCATCACGTAGAGATTCCGCTCGCCCTCATCGGCGTGCGCCTTAATGTTCAGGAAGTAGGAACCATCCGGCGCCAGCACCGACTCGATCCCGCTGGCGACCGCACGGAACCACTCCACGTACTCTTCCGGGGGCACCGGCTTGAACCCGCTCGTGGGATCATACTCGCGCTGCGTGGCGTACGGCGGCGACGTAATCACTACGTTGGCCTTCTGCCCGTCGAACAATCGCGCTCGCGTGCCATGATCGCGGCAGTCCCCGCAAATCAGCCGGTGCTTTCCGATCAACCAGACGTCTCCCGCCCGCGTTACTGGGTCCGCCGGCGCCTCGGGGATCTCCTCCTGAGCCGCGGCAGGAGCCTCTGCCGCAGGTTCGGCATCGGCCAGGAGCTTGGCGAGTTCTTCTTCGGAGAAGCCCAGCAGATCGAGCCGCCAATCGGCGGCTTGCAGTTCCCCGAGTTCCGCCGCCAGCGTATCTTCGTCCCACCCGGCGTTCTCACTGATCCGGTTGTCCGCGAGTATGTACGCGCGTTTCTGCGTCTCGCTGAGGTGATCGAGCACGACCACCGGAACGTGTTCCAGCCGTAACTTCCGCGCGGCCAACAACCGTCCGTGCCCGGCGATGATCCCGGCGTTGGTATCCACCAGGACCGGATTGTTGAACCCGAACTCCACGATGCTCGCCGCAATCTGGGCAATCTGATCGTCGGAATGCGTCCGTGCATTCCTCGCGTATGGCACCAGCCGCGCGACAGGCCACAGTTCGATTTGCCGCGCCATCGCGGGCGGGACACGCGGGTCAGCCAATGCTGTCCACCATCTGAATTCGGCGGCCAATCCACCGCATCACCGGTACCGCCATCGAGTTTCCAATTGCCCGGTACCGGGGACCGTCGGCGGCTGGCTTTCCGCGACATGGGATCAACGTGTAATCGTCCGGCATCCCCTGCAACCGCTCGCACTCACGCGGGGTCAACCGCCTGACCGCCAAGGGCCCGCCGACCGCGAGCAACGGAGCGGCATCACCACGGCCTGTCCCGCCGGACTGTGCCTTGAGCGGCGGCACAACTTCAGATGGACCGCCCCGCCCGTTTCGCGCCACGCGACTCTCGAAGCACACCGCGATCTGGCCACCCGCGTTGGCATGGCTGCGGTCATGCGGCATCGCCCGGAGCGTCGGCGCGAGCGGTCCGGCGTCAGCTCCGTGGTCCTTCGCGGAGAACGCGGTCACCAGTGTCTCCGTCTCATAATCGATCCGGTGCATGCCGCCCCCATTCAGACAGTGCGAGATATTGCCCGTCGAAGCGACCAGATGCTCGTGCGATTCCTGCTTGCGTGCCCGGAGCGTGCCCGCTCCTTCGTGCCAGTAGCCATCGCCCGTGGTGTGGTGCACCGCGACTACCGGATCCTGCCCTCGCGAATCGCCGTTTCGTTCGACTCCCCGCCCACTTCGTGTAAGGCTTGGCGCAAGATCGTGGGTAATTCCTTCCCCCGTCTGGCGGCGCGCCGGAGTATGCCTGCACAGGCCTTCGCGCTCAAGAAGTACCGCTGCGGCACGCCGCCAGTCTCCAAGATGTCCGACAACGAAGACGCGACGGCGCCGCTGGGGCACTCCAAAGAACTGAGTGTCCAGCACTCGCCAGGCGCAACCAAACCCGAGTTCCGCCAGCGCCCCGACGATGGAGCCGAAGTCCCGCCCGCCGTTCGAGGACAGAACACCGGGGACGTTTTCCCAGACGATCCAGCGAGGCCGCAGTCGGCCAGCAAGCCGGCAAAACTCGATGGCCAGGTTGCCACGCGCATCCTCCAGGCCGCCACGTCTTCCGGCGAGGGAGAAGGACTGGCAGGGAGTTCCTCCGGCCAGAACGTCGATTGGATCGCAGCTTCGTTTGATCGTCGTGAAGTTGCCAAGGTTGGGAACGTCCGGGTAGCGATGCGTCAGCAGCGCGGAGCAAAACGGATCGATCTCGGCAAACCATGCCGGCCGGAAGCCCAGCGGCTGCCAAGCCACGGTCACCGCCTCAATGCCCGAACATACGCTGCCGTAAGTCAAAGAAATCCAACCTGGCGGATGGCCAAGGGGCTCGCTGCAGGGGTGACAACCTGAAGTGACAACCTGCATAAACCCATGTAACTAGGCAAACTGCGCAACATTTCAAGCCGCGGCCGCCGATGCCCAGTCAGGTCCCTGAATTGCTGCGGGCTACCTCGACATGCCGTTTGCGAATGCGCGCCGCGATGGTCAGTGCCGTTTGCTGCGCCACCGTCGCCCCTACTCCGCGGCATCGCTCGGCTTCGTCCTCCGCAATCTCCAGGCATACGACCTTTGCCGCCCCGATCGCCACGTCGCGCGTCTCGTTGAGTGCCACCCGCAGGATTTCGGTCAGGCTCTCGGCGTGGTTCTTGGCAGGTAGGCCGAGCGTCCGGCAAACGCGCTCCGCAAGGATCTCGGGTGTGATCACGCCTGGCATGGCTTCGGTCCTTTCATTGGCTCGCTGTTCTCCTTCGTCATGCGCCGCAAGTTGCGGTTGCGGCGGGCGGCCATCGTGTTCCGTACCTCGCGCCCGAACGGCCACCCGGACCATGCCGGGATGAGTCCCCGCTCCTTCGCAACGTGCCGGCCTCCGATGGACCTCTTTGTCATGACTCCTGTTCTTCCGCCACGAGGTCGTCCACGTCACCCGTAGCACCACAGGCACGACACCGAAACCTGTCACCCGTATCGTGACAGCCCGTCTGCTGGCAGACCCCGAAGTCGTACTCGTGGACGGCGACGGCGT